CCTTCGACCAGCGCACGGTGTTGAGAGACGATCGCGAGACCACCACCACGCTGTCCAACCGTGTGGACAAGGTCACCAGAGAGCCGAAGAGGGTGCTCGACACCGAGCGGCAGAGGCGCGCCAGGGCCCGCAGAAAGATCAAGTCTGGCGAGAGACTCACGGACGAGGAGTTTCTGGCCTTGAACGACCGGCCGATCGAGGAGTGGGATCTTGAGGAGCTGTCTCGGGGTCGTCCGAAGGACAAGAACGGCGGATTCAAGGGCGCGGCGCCCTCATACTACATGCAGGCCGAGATCCGTGAGCGTGTGGACACGCTCTTCAAGCAGAGGGTTCGCGGATCGATGAACGAGACGACGGTGAAGGCGCTGTCTACCCTCGCCAGCGTCCTAGACAACGACGACATCGACTTCAAGGGCCGGCCGCAGATCGCCGCCAGCACGAAGCTCGACGCGGCCAAGTTCCTGGTGGAGCATCTCCTCGGTAAACCGACTCAAAGGACAGAGACCGACATATCCGTGAAGCTCAGCGGCATTCTCGCCGGCGTGATGGTGTCCCCTGAGATGGCCGTGCCGACGGACCCGAGCCAGCCTATCGCCGGCACCGGCCGCATGCTGGCCGGCCAGCGGGGTCGACGCAGCGATATAGAGGACTATCAGGTGCGGGCGCTGACCGCCTCGGGCTACATCGACCCCATACAAGACGCCCAGATAGTGCAGGAGGATGACTGATGAGCAATCTCGGCAGAGATGTGATATACACGGCCTCGAAGGAGGTCGCTGACGCCCAGAACAAGCGCCGGAGAGACTTCGACGCTTTCAGGCGCAAGAACAACGCCGGACTGGTCGCCATCGAGCCCGGCGATCTGGGCGCCACGGGCCACATCGGCCACATGGGCAACGACGTGGAGGCGGGCAGGCGGTACGCCGCCAAGGTGGTACGTGACTGGGGCGCCGGCAGCTCGGTGAATCTGCAGGTATTCCTGGACGGCAACGACTGCCTGTGGGTGACCTCGGTCAGTGAGGGCGACGGCCCGGGCCAGTGGGTGTCTTCGTGATCGCACAGTGGCAGTCCGCAGCCACGGGCACGAAGCTGGTGAATCTTGCCGAAGTAGAGGCCGTGGTCGTCACCGGCTCGTCCAATCCTTACACCCTGTCGGCCGTGGCCGGCGCCAACACCTACGCTCTCGACGGCCTGAGCTACACCACCGCCGCCCTGGCCTTCGCCGGCGCCCAGCAGCTGCTCGGCCTGTCGCAGACGTATCTGCCGGGTGACGCCACCGTGGTGACGGGCAACGTGCACGATGTATAACCCCGACGATCCGGCCACACCGGCGCAGGACCACGCCACGCCTTGCGCGCTGTGTGGACACACCCGATCCGACCACGGCCAGATGGAGGCGGTGGGCTCGGTGCACCATCGCTGGGCGGCGGACAGTCAGAGCGCCATGACCGCCGTCGAGACCGACACGTCGGGCAACAAGCCGGTGCCCCAGACGCAGGTTATCATCGCCCCGGCGCCGGACATCATACTTCGGCAGGCGCTACGTGACATGGGCGTCATCACTGACGAGCAGTACAAGAGACTGTTCCGGTGAAGCGGCAGTGGCGGGACACGGCGAATCTGCCGGCGAACGTGTTGGGCGACATCACCTCGGCGATCGTCAGGGCGCTGCCTCGGGAGGCCGTCGGGCTTCTCTGGGAGCCGGCAGGTTGCCCGGCCGTGCATATTCCCCTGACGAACACCTCAGACGATCCTGAGCGATCCTACGCCGTCAGCGTGGAGGAGATCGCGCTGAGCTTCCTGCGCACCACCGGCAGGACCATCACCGGCGCGGTGGACCTCACGCTGTGGCACAGCCACCCGTCAGGCCAGGTAGGTCCCAGCAGAGGCGACATGCGTGAGCGGGCCGAGGGCCTCCGCTACATGGTCGTGACAGTAGACCACGATGATCTCACGGCGACACTGTTCTAGGAGGTGACAGACACGATGACATCGACCACCGTACAGCTGACCGGCGCACACCTCACAGACTCCGCCGGTGTGGGGGTGAACGGCTCGGTCGAGCTCGTGTTGTCGACAGACCTGCTGGACTCCGTGGACACCCGGCTGATAAAGGCCTCCAGAGTCAAGGCTGATGTGGTTGACGGCGTCATGATCCCGGTGGATCTGGTGCCGAACGATCTGCTGACACCGACGTCGGTGTACACGGTCACACACAACTTCCGCGGGATGCCGCTGAGGACATACACCACACAGATACTTCAGTCTGACGGCCCGTCGGTGGACATCGTCGACAAGACTCCGGTGCTGCCCCCGTCGCCGTTGCCCGGCCTGACGGTGACCAACTCTGGCGTGGCCGGGCAGATTCTGGTGAGCGCCGGCGGCTTTGAGGTTGAGTTTCAGGACGAGTCGCCCTCGGGGGGCGCCCTGACAGCCGTCAACAATCTCAGCGACGTCGACGACGTCACACAGTCACGACTGAATCTTGGTCTCGGCAGCGCGGCGCTCCAGCCGAGCTCTGCGTTCGACGCGGCAGGCTCCGCCTCGACCGCCCAGACGGCGGCGCAGTCTTTCGCCACCACGGCGGTTGGTGTGGAGACTGCCCGGGCCGAGGCGGCCGAGAGTCTGAAGATAGCCACCGCCTCGGCGGGTGTGGCTGACGGTGTTGCAACCTTGGACGGTTCGGGGCATCTCCCGGTCGCCCAGGCCGCCGGCATATTCTCTCGTCAGATTCACATGGTGGCTGACGGTGTGCCGTCGTCGGTCGTGGCACCGGTGGGTGTCTGGACGCCGACGTATCTGATGGCCTCCGACACAGGCGGCGTATGGTCTGGCTGGATCAACATCAGCGACTCGGCCCAGAATGACTCCATCAGCTTCGACCTCGCCTGTGGAGCTGGCACATACACTCTAGAGCTTCTTCATCTGGCGTATCTTAATCGCGGCATATACACGATAAAGATTGACGGCGTCACGGTCGGCTCCATCGACGGCTACAACACTGCGCTAACGCCCACGCGGGGGCTACTCACAGGCGTGGTCATCGCCGCGGGCCAGCACACCGTCACTCTGCTGATGGCCACCCAGAACGCCTCCGCCAGCGGCTACGTAGGACTGATAGAACGACTCACTCTTACCCGGACCGCGTGAGGGGGACACAGTGACCACGGTAACAGCCAGCGGCGACCAGCTGAACTTCTCCATAGACCAGGGCAGCCAGCGAGTTCTGTCGTTCCAGTGCAACAACTCCGATGGCACGCCCTTCAATTTCACGGGCGTGACGGTCGAATTCTCCGCCGAGGCGACTGACGCCGTCCAGACGGTGAAGATCCTGTCCACAGACTCGTCGAATCCGATGGGTTCGGTCAGCATTCCTACGCCGGCCAACGGCGTCGTCATTCTGACCCTGTATCCGGCGGCGACAGCAGCCATGTACTTGAATCGCGGTGGATACAGCTACTGGGCTCTGTGGGCGTTTCCCGCCACATCCTCGGCGTATCCGCTGCTTGACGGCCAGATCACTCCGAACAGGGTGGCGCAACCATGACAGTCGTTATCATGGACCAGCTGCGTGAGGTCACAGTCACCGAATCTGCCCCCACCACTCTGGTGACAGTGTCTGCCACCGGCATGCAGGGGCCGCAGGGCAATCCCACGACGGTGAACGGCCACACGGGCGCCAGCATCACCCTCACATCGAGTGACGTGGGCGCCGTGCCCACCACAGCCGTGGGCTCTGTCTCGGGCGTCGCATCTCTGGATGGCTCGGGCCTCGTGCCCGTGGCCCAGATACCGGTGACGTCGCTCGCCGGCGACTTTCTGGATCTCTCGACTAACCAGACCATCGCCACCGGCATAAAGACGTTCGGCGTAAGTCCGATCGTACCTACACCGACGACGTCCACACAGACGGCCAACAAGGGCTACGCTGATCTGATGTTGCCCAAGACCGGCGGCACCATGTCTGGCACCATCGCCATGGGCTCCAACAAGATAACCGGCCTCACGAACGGCTCCTCAGCTCAGGACGTGGCCGCCTTCGGGCAGATTCCTACCTCCGCGTCGGCCATCGGCGGACTGCTGAAGGCCAGCAACCTGTCTGACGTGACCACACCCGCCACCGCGTTCAACAACATATCTCCGACGACCACTCTCGGCGACACCATCTATGGCGGCGCCAGCGGTGTGGGCACAAGGCTCGCCGGCAACACGGTGGCCACACGTAAGTTCATGCGGCAGCTGGGCACTGGCTCTGCATCCGCCGCACCGGTGTGGGACACGCTGGTCGAGGCCGACGTGCCAGCCAGCATGGTCGGACGCACCGACTGGATCAACGTCAAGAGCGCCACCTACGGCGCTGTGGGCGACGGCACCAACGACGACACCGCGGCGATCAATGCGGCCCTGGCGGCCGCTAACGCGGCGGGTGGCGGCACCGTCTATCTGCCCTGGGGTAACTATCGTATCACGGGTCAGCTTAGCATACCGCCTTACACGTATCTGAGGGGCGAGTCTCAGATCAGTCTGAACCTCTTCAGCTCTGTACCTTCCACGTACAGCAGAATCGTCGTAGACTCCGCCTGGGCGCCAGGAGCCGCGTCTGGCGCCATCGCCATACAGTCCAAGACTCCGGGCGGCTGGTCGGTCAACACGCAGTCCTGCGGTCTCAAGAACATATTTGTCGACGGTTCGCTCAACACCAGCACCAACGTCTCAGGCATCTTGCTCGCGGGCCCAGTGTACGACGTGCATCTGGACGACGTATTCCTGTGGAAGATGGGCCATAACGGCATCATCGGCACTACGCAGACCGAGACCGGCATCAACACCAACTCGGCGTACCACCAACGGTACACCCGAGTCTCTGCGGTCAACTGCGGTAACTACGGCTTCGGCATCGGCAACTCCACAGACTCTGACTACGTGGAGTGCCTGTCTTTCGCAAACACCGCCGCCGGCTACAATCTGACCAACAACTCCAACAGCAATTTCTACGGTTGCCGGGCGGAGTGGAATTCCTCCTACGGTTTCCAGATCACCGGCACGAGCGGCAGCATAACATTCACGGGCTGCACGACTGACCAGAACAGCCGTGAAGGCCTGTACATTGACGCCACCGCCGCGCAGACCAGTCACGGCAGCGGCATCATCTGGCTAGGCGGCAAGATGCACGCCGACGCCAATGCAGCGGCGTCTGGCCACACGTACGGCATCAACGTCTTCAACTCGACTGTGCCGGTCACGATCACCGGGGTGAACGTTGAGTGTGGGCAGAATCCGAACAGTCTGAACTACTTCCCAGCGACTGCGCTCACCATCAGCGGCTCGTCCAACGTGACGGTGACAGGCTCCATACTCCAGGGCATCAGTCAGGCGTACTTGAACGGTGGCACCAACACCAACATCAATGTCTCCGGCTGCATCACCGCTGTGGGAAACCCTGGCTCCCAGACTTTGTCGACGCTCAAGGGCTACGCGCCGATCATAGCCAACACCACAGTGGCGAACACGGTCACCAAGACCCAGCTGGCTGGCTTCAGTATACCCGGCGGCGAGCCTGAGATAGGCGCCACCTACGAGCTCGAGGTGTACGGCTCACACAGTGTAACCGGCACTCCTACACTGCTCTTCGGTCTCTATTGGGGCGGCGTGTCGGGCACCAGTCTGGTGAACAGTGCCGTCATCACGGCTCCTACCTCAGGTATCTCAGGCGCCGCCTGGCGAACCCATGCGCTGGTGACCTTCAGAACAGCCACCACGGTGACTGTAGAGATGAAGGTGGGACTGGTCAGCAACACCTCGAGCGGCTCGCTGATCGAGTGGCTGTACACCACAGGCACGACCACGGTGACAGTTTCATCCAGCAGCGCCTCGGTGCTGGCGTTGGGATTTACCTGGGGCACCGCCTCAGCGTCTAACACGATCACCGCCGTCGGCGGAGAGCTGACACGCAACATCTAGGAGGCACGATGAGCCGCACCAGCATCACCGTCAACGGCATCACTCGGGCAGGCGTCGCCGGCGTCACGCCCACGGCCTGCGACGTGTCCAACGGCAACCAGATCACCAACAACGGTCAGACCACCTGGCTTGAGGTGACCAACAGCGCGGGCGCGTCGGGCACTCTGACGGTGCAGCCGACCCGCACCGTGGACGGGCAGATGGTGGCGGCCATCAGCCACACGATCCCGGCTACGACCACCGTGCCGATCAAGTTCGGGCCATTCTCCGCGATGGACTACAGCTCGACGCTGGAGTTCAACGGCAGCGCGGCCACGATCTTGGTCGCCGCGTATTCGATGTAAGGAGGTTAACGATGTCGTACAAGTTCTTCGCCGACCAGCGTATGGGCTCAGAGTACGGCGGGGTGGCTTATGCAAATCGCATCGTCACCAACACAATACAGCCTAAGCAGGAGGAGGCGCTCACCCTCAACGAGCGAGTCCGACTGGGTTATCTCACGGGTGTGGAGGATAACTCCATGTCGCTCGAGGATCGTCGGCAGTTCGTCGGTCTGCGTCACGAGGACGGCAGGCCCTCCTGGTTCGTGACCGGCCAGCCCTTCGGTCCCACCTACGGTGAGGCCTGGGCCGCCACACAGGCGGTCATCGACGCCACGCAGAACTGGATCTAGACATGGCCAATCTGACCGCGGCGATGCGCAAGAATCTGCCTGACTCCGCCTTCGCCATTCCATCACAGCGGGCATACCCGATCATGGACAAGGCTCACGCGGTCGATGCCCTAGCTCGGGTGAAGGTGAATGGTACTCCGCAACAGAAGGCACAGGTTCGAGCCGCCGTCAAGCGGCGATACCCTGACCTGCCTTCGTCCCAAGACTAGGAGGTCGTCAATGAGCACCCCGATGCCCGACGGCTCAGGTAAGGTGTTTCGGAAAGATCTGTGGTTCGAACGCACAGGCTACCAACCGCACGGTGGACAACGTCTTGTGCACTACAATCCTGCGCGACACCGAGTCCTCTGTAACGGTCGTCGATGGGGCAAGACCTTGGTCGGGGGCAAGGAGTGCGAGACCGCCGCCTTCGTCAAGAACTTCCTGGGTGAACCTCAGGTGGGCTGGATCATCGGCCCTGAGTACACGGACTGTGAGAAGGAGTTTCGCGTCATATTCAACACCTTCAAGGCGTTGGGTATTGACAAGGTCTCTGACCGTTTCTTGAACAATGCCGAGAACGGTAACATGAGGATCCACACCAAGTGGGGATTCGATCTGCAGTGTCGTTCGGCTCGACACCCCGAGTCGCTGGTTGGCGAGGGCCTCGACTTCGTATTGATCGTCGAGGGCGGTCGACAGCGACGTAAGATGTGGGGCGACTACGTACGACCCGCTCTGTCCGACAAACGGGGATGGTCGCTGACTTCGGGGGTGCCGGAGGGTGCGGCCGAGGACTCCCTGCTCTACTCACTCTTTCAGCGAGGTCAGGACTTGACCAAGACGTCCTGGTGGTCTATGAGAATGCCCTCCTGGACCAACGTCACCGTCTTTCCGGGTGGCTTCGCCGATCCTGAGATTCAGGAGGCCAAGGACGACCTCACCGACGATGAGTTCGACCGGCAGTATGGCGCGCAGTTCGTCGAACGTGTGGGTAGGGTGATGGCAGAGTGGGACTCAGACGTACACGTCAAGAAGCTGGAGTATAATAGAGCTCTACCGCTCTATGCGGCGGTCGACTTCGGCTATGTGAACGACTGGGTCTGGTTGCTCATACAGATCGATCACTGGGGCAAGATCTACGTGATCGAGGAGAAGAGGTGGACTCTCAAAGACACTGAGGAGATCGCCAAGGAGTTGTTGATCGACCCCATGACCAGGCACGTCACCATGATCTACGTAGATCCTGCCGCTCCTGGGGACGCGAACATCTTGAGACGTGTGCTACAGAAGAACACGAACAACAACACCGGTGGAGAGATTCTTGATCGGGTGCGCATGATACGAAGGGCTCTCAAGAGGAAGCCTGAGCATCTGCCAGACAACCACCCAGACAAGCAACCAGGCATATGGGTCGACCCCGGTTGCCAGGCACTCATCTGGGAGATGAAGAAGGGCTATCGGTGGCCCGAGCGCAAAGATCCTAAGTACGGCCAGAGCAGTAACCCGGGCGAGTTACCGCTGGACAAGGACAACCACGGCCCGGAGGCGCTGGGCAGATTCTTCAAGGGCCACGTCGGCGGCAACAACGCTGACCCCGGTGTGGGACTGACCAGACGACACGCCAAGTCCATCAAGTTGGTGGGAGGTAGACGATGACGACCAAGTACTTCGGAGGGCAGCCCCCTTGGGTCGCCTATCCTTTCCCAAACGGCGAGTCACCTTCGTGGCTGCCTGATGACGATGGATCGAGAGCTGCGACCTACGACTCTCTCGAGTCCATGTACTGGAGCGAAGATCTCTCCTACACACTGAGGGTGCTGGTCACCGAACAGCCCATCTACTCGCCTAACCCCAGGATCGTCGTAGACACGATCTCGCACTACCTGATGAAGGGTCTCACCGTCAAGGTGGAGGACCCGGACAAGAACAAGCAGGAGAATGGCGATCTCGAGGACTTTCTCGATCGCGAGATGTTCTATCCTCGTTTCCACACGGCCAAGCACGGCGGCTGCATACACGGCGACTTCTGCCTCCACATGACCGCTGACCCTAACAAGCCGGCGGGCAAGCGCATCAGTCTTACCTCAGTCCATCCTGGTAAGGTTATCAGGAAGTTTGAGGACGACGATGGTGACAAGATCACTGAGGCCTGGATCATCGAGCAGTACAGTGATCCTGACAACAAGGATCTATCGCTGGTCAAGCGACTGCACTACTGGTACGTCGAGGGCTACATCATCACCAAGACAGACGATCCTGACGAGCCTGTGCCGCCAGATCTCGAGCTCGCGCAGGACGGCGAGATGCGGTATGTGTGGAGTGAGGAGGAGATCCTCGTCAACAACAACAACCTGTGGGGTGACGAGGAGGAGGTCTATCAGGTGTTGCTCGCTCCTGAGCAACTACCTGACGAGATCAACCACATTCCGGTGTTCTGGTTCAAGAATATCGCGATGGATGGGCAGCCCTTCGGCTCCTCAGATCTTCGAGGTCTTGAGCGAATCTTCCGCGGAGTCAGCCAGCAGGTCACCGACCTCAATGTGGCCATGGCGTTGGATGGTCTCGGCCAGTATGTGACAGACGCGCCGCCGCCGGTAAACTCTGACGGCTCTGACTCGACCTGGACAGTGGAGCCCGGCCAGATCCAGCAGGTGCCGAACGGCAACTTCTTCAAGCGGGTCGAGGGTGTGGGATCGGTCAAGCCGATGCTCGACACCATCGCCTATGCTGAGAATCAGATCAACCAGGCCGCCGGCATCAGCGCAGTCTCGATGGGAGATGTGCCACCGGCTGTGGCGAGCAACCCCATGGCGCTGGCGGTTAACTTCATGCCGACGCTGTCGAAGGTGCAGGAGCGAGATCACTTCGGGGTCGCGAAGCTGAGGCACGTCTTCTGGATGTGGACCCAGTTTCGTGAGGCCTACGAGAACAAGGTCTGGCCGGCGAAGCTGAAGATTTTGGTGCAGATCGGCGAGAAGTTGCCGCAGGATCGCACCGCGCGGGTCAACGAGCTGAACAACATGCTTGACCGCGACATCATCTCCAAGCAATACTACCGCCAAGAGATGACCTTGCTCGGGTACGAGTTCCCCGACGACATACAAGACCAGATCGACGAGGAGCGCGAGAAGGAGCTTGAATACAACGCGCCCGTCGATCAGGAACCAAACGTCCCCGCAGAGACCGCGATCGCTGCAGCGAGCGCCGCTCTGGCAGGGGGTGCAGCTGATCCGGATCAGCTGCCGCAGGGGGTCAACGGCCAGAAGTCCACGACTCTGCCGCCGAAGACCAACCAGAGTAACAACAAGAAGAAGACCAACGAGTCCGACGGGACAGAGTCTGGTCAGAAGCTGTCCAAGCAGACAACGGCCAAGAAGGCGTGACGCCAGAGCCGCTAGAGAAGGGAGAAGCATGATGCTTCCCAAGATTGAACTTGCCCCGTGGCTCAAGAGCGTGATGCTCGTCGGCTTCGAGGGTGAGGAGAGTGCCGTCGGCGAGGGTGATCCTGCCGAAGGCGCCGAGGGTGAGACTGGCGAGAGTACTGAGGTCGAAGACTCGGCCAAGCTCAAGAAGGCCCTGGCCGCAGAACGACTCCGCAGCAAGAATCTTGAGAAGAAGCTGCGTGATGCGGCCGCTTCGAAGGGTGACGAAGAGGAGTCCGAGGAGTCTGAGGAAGAGGGCGAGGAGCCTAAGAAGCCTGTCGTCAAGAAGTCGCCCCCCAAGGGTAACTCAGCGGCCGACAAGAAGCTCGCGGCGCTCACCGCCGCATTCCGGCAGACCACGGCCAAGGATCTGGTGCGTGACATCGCGTCCAACTTCCAGGACTCGAACGACGCGTACGAGTCTATCGACTGGAGGCTGATCTCCTTCGAACAGGACGACGACGACCCCTCCAATGTGGTGTGGGATGAGTCGGAGATTCGCACCGCGATCAAGGATCTCGCCAAGCGCAAGCCCTATCTTCTCAAGCCGGCCGGCGATAGTACGCCCCCCAAGACTCCCGGACGACCGAGCGGCTCCAAGTTCGGTGGCGCAGGGAAGCCCAGCACAACCGACACCAAGGCCCAGCTCGCTGGCTACCAGCAGCGATTCCCCGCCATGCGCGGGGTGCGTGGCCCCCAGGGATGATCAACAGAAAGTAGGTGAACCATGGTTGACGCTCGCTATGACAAGGTCAACCCCGACGTCGGTCTATTCCGGGCCCCGCTCGCAGCGGCCATCTCCGCGGGAGTATCAGCCTCCGGCGGGTATGGCCCGGTCGCGGTCTCGCTGAACGCGAGTGGCCAGGTCGTGATCGGCACCGCCGGTCAGTCTGGCTTCGTCGGAGTTCTCGTGAAGAACTTCCCGACCTACCCTCGACTCGGCAATATCCCGGGCCAGCCCAACATCGCAGTCCCGATCGGTGGTTCGGTCGGCAACGTTGTGGACATCATGACGGCGGGTGAGATCACCAATGGCGCAGGCTGGGTGGCCGGCACCGCGTACTATGCCGCAGCCGACGGCACGCTGACGACCAATCCGTCTGACGGACCACTAGTCGGCTGGACTGTGGGCGCCGACCGACTGGTCGTTCGCACCGACGTCGGAGGCTCTGCGGGCGGAGGCTTCTCCGGACAGACCGCCAATGCGACTCCCGTCGCCAACACGGTCACCGAGACTCCCCTGCTCACGATCGGCCTCGACGCCAACGAGGTCACGGCTGGCTCGGTGTATGAGATCAAGGGCTGGGGTGTCTACAGCAACACCGGCACTCCGACCGTGACCTTCGGCATCAAGCTCGGCGGCATCGCCGGCACGGCTCTCGTCACCACAGCGGCGACTACCACGGTCACCGGCGCCTCGAACGACGCCTTCCAGTTCGAGGGCACGGTGAACTTCCACAGCGCCACGAAGGCCGTGGCCAAGCTCAAGGTGGACCTGGCCACGGTCACCACGCTGGCTGACGCCACGGTCGTGCTCGCCGCATCCAACGGTGAAGTCACGGTCGACACCACGACCGCCAAGACCATCGGTGTGGACCTGACCTGGGGCACCGCGTCCGCATCCAACACCCTGCAGCTGCAGGGCGGCTACGCCAAGCGCGTCGCCTAACACTCGAGAGGAGGACACAACATGGACACCTTGCTTTACGGAGAGACTCCGGTCATCCACAGCAATCGGGTGACTCGTCGCAATATCTTCGATCGTATGCTTGAGGGCGAGGACCTGGAGGGCATGATGCTCCGGGGATTCGACGAAGGTACTCTCGAGCGATCCGACGTGCTCGTGCAGGCCGCCGACGGCTCGGACATCAACGAGATCTGGTCGGACATCCAGTCGCTGCTCTCGCTGTGGAACACGCAGCGAGACCGACTGATCGACTATCTGACCTTCAACGTCAGCGAGACGATCAGCTACGTCGGCGTCCCGGTCGAGGTCGACTTCGAGATCGCCTCGGAGTATGGCAAGCCGGTCGGTATCCGCGG